TAAATATCGAGGTTACTTACCAAACTGGAGAAGTCGCTACCTATACGGCGGCTCCCCCAGAATGGCAAAAGTGGGAGCAAAAGACTGGATTCACAATTCAGCAAGCAGAAGAAAAGATTGGCATTTCTGATCTCTTATTTTTAGCCTATAACTCAATGAAGCGAGAGTCTGCCGGCAAGCCGGTCAAGTCTTACGACATTTGGTGTGAAGGTGTTGCAGATATAGGAGCAGGGAATACAGACCCAAAAGTTACGCCGTCGGAAGTCTCAGCCGAATAGTTGTAGAGCTTGCAATAGCCACAAAGATTCCCATGAGCGAATGGACGACGGCGGAGCAGATTCTTACGGCCTTTGAGATATTGGAGCAGCAACATGGCGGATGAGCTAAATATTGCTTACGACAAATCCGACTTGCGTCGTGTTACTGCTGCTTTCAAAGCAATGGATGCAGAAGCAATCGCTCAAGCCAAAGTCGTCAGCGGCGGCTTAGCTACTTACGTCCAAGGCAAGATTATTCAAGCTGCTAATCGCACCAAAAATAATGCTGATGACAGAATTGCATCCGGCTCACGTGTCTCCAAATCTTCAAAGATTGGAGAATTGTCATTCGGCTTTGCCAGTCAGAAATTCTCTGGAGGTGGTACAACTCAGCAACTTTGGGGCGGCTACGAATTTGGATCGAATAGGTTAAAGCAATTCCCAATTTGGTCGGGTAAAGAAGGTCGAGGTTCCAAAGGTTGGTTCATCTATCCAACTCTGCGAGCCGAGCAGCCAAATATCATTGCCAAGTGGGAAAATGCTTTCACTGAGATATTGAAGGAGTGGTAATGGCCGGACAAAGTAGAACGCTCAAGCTCTCGATTCTGGCTGATGTAGATCAACTCAAGAAGTCGCTGAACGTAGCCAATAACGACGTTCAAAGCTCAAGCTCTAAGATTTCAGACTTTGGCAAGAAGGCCGGATTAGCATTTGCGGCTGCCGGTATTGCCGCAGCTGCTTATGCATCCAAGCTGCTGATTGATGGCGTCAAATCAGCCATTGCCGATGAAGCTGCTCAAGCCAAGCTCGCCACAACTCTCAAGAACGTAACTGGTGCAACTGATGACCAGATTGCCGCAACTGAGAAATATATTCTCAAGACATCTTTGGCCAACGGAATCACCGACGACCAGTTGAGACCATCGCTAGATCGCTTGCTCAGAAGTGTGAAGGATGTGACAAAGGCTCAAGAATTGCAGGCTCTTGCGCTTGATATTTCTGCGGGCAGTGGCAAAAGTCTAGAGGCCGTTTCGAATGCGCTTGCAAAGAGTGCCGAAGGGCAGAACACAGCTTTGGGCAAATTGGGCGTTGGCATCAGTGCAGCAGAGCTAAAAACTATGTCATTTGAAGAAATCACAGCCAAGCTCAGTGAGACATTTAAGAATCAGGCATCTCAACAAGCCGACACATTTGCCGGCAAAATGGCTCGTCTCAATGTGGCATTTGATGAAGGCAAGGAAACAGTCGGATCATTTGTGCTGGACGCAATTACGCCGCTGGTCAATACCTTTGTCAAAGATGTCGTTCCAGCCATTCAGAAATTTGCAGATGAAATTGGACCAAAGTTGCAACCGGTTATCAAATTCCTTGGAAGTTATATTCAAGAAGTATTGCTCCCAGCTTTCAAAGGCATTTGGGGATTCATCAATGATTTCTTGGTTCCGATATTCATGTCAATTCTTACGCCAGCCATTAATGGATTGCGTAGTGCATTTGAGAAGGTTCAAAAGGCCATCAGTGATAACTCCGAAGAACTGAAGCCATTGCTAAGTTTCATGAAAGCAGTGGGAGAATTTGCCCGAGATACATTGGCTCCAATTATCGGTGGCACGCTTAAAGCCGCATTCAACGTCTTAGGCACAATCTTGTCAGTAACAATTTCAGGATTCGCAAAGATGGCTTCGGCGGTTCAATTTGTTATTGATAAAGTCAAAGCATTTATTAAGCTCATGACTGACAATCCAGTCACTCGATTCTTTGGTGGTGGAGATAACTCCAAAGGCTTGAAAGCCGGTGGAGCAGAATTTGACCCAAATATCGGCGGAGACTTTGGTGGTACTGGCGGCACTGGCGGCTTCGATACTGGTGGAAGTATGGGCGGCAATGATCCGCGCACATTTACAGGCGCACCATTGGGCGCATATTCACCAGCTATGCAAGCTGCAATCCTAAGACGTGAAGAACTCAAAGCTGAGACTGAACGCCTACGCAATGCCAGAGAAGCAGCCGCAAGGGCTCGTGCTGGGGTCACTGGCGGGCTTTCAACAGCAGAGCGAATCAATATCACAGTCAATGGCGCAATCGATGCCGAGGGTACAGCTCGCACAATAGTCGAGACACTCAATGATTCATATTTCCGCGGTACAGGCGGCGCATCCAACTTGCAGGCAATATGACAGTCTTTAATCCAGTATGGCGAGTCACTATTGGCGGCGTTCAATACCAGACGGCCATTCTTTCAAATCTAACAATTACATCCGGGCGAACTAATATCTATGAGCAGGCTCAAGCCGGTTACACCAACATTGAACTTATTAATTTAGATCAATCATCTGTTGTCATTGAAATCAATGATTCATTGACTATCGAACTGCAAGATTCCACAGCTACATTCATTCCAATCTTTGGCGGTTCTGTTGTGGATGTAGCCATTTCAGTGGCCGAATTGGGCAGTGTTGCTTACGCCCAGCGCGTCAAGATAATTGCATTGGGTGCATTGGCTCGATTGCCAAAGGCTTTGACAGATGGCGTTCTGAATCAAGATTTCGATGGCAATCAAATTCTTACAGTGTTGCAGGATTTATTGCTCAACAATTGGTCAGAGGTTCCATCAGCTTTGCAGTGGAATACCTATGATCCGACTGAGACTTGGGCAAATGCTCAGAATGTTGGACTTGGAGAGATTGATACTCCAGGAAATTATGAGCTTGCACAAAGGTCGTCAAGCCGTATTGATATTTATTCACTTGTCTCAGCTCTGGCGACAAGTGGCTTGGGCTATATCTATGAAGATGCTCAAGGCAGAATAAGTTATGCCGATTCAACTCACCGATCCATTTATCTAGCAGCTAACGGATATGTGGATTTAAGTGCCAACGACGCTCAAGGTGCAGGGCTAAGCATTCAGCAACGTGCGGGAGACGTGCGAAATACAATAACGCTCAAATATGGCACAAATTCAACAAATGAAGTCGATACAACATCTGCCTTATCAGTCAATTTATATGGCCAACTTGCTCAGATATTTACCACGACAGTGAAACACATGGCTGATGCCCAAGATCAAGCAGATTTCTATTTGACGCTCCGGGCATTTCCGCAATACAACTTCAATCAGATTACATATCAGCTCACAAATCCAGAGATTGACGATGGCGACCGAGATTCGCTAATTAACGTGTTCATGGGTATGCCAGTCTCAATCTCCAACATGCCGCTTAATATGTCGGCCGGTAACTACTTGGGATTTGTCGAAGGCTGGACGTTCCAAGCCGCATACAACGAAATTAGCGTCTCACTAAATCTTTCACCAATTGCATTCTCACTCCAAGCCATGAAGTGGGAAGATGTTGGTGTCGCTGAGACTTGGAACACCATATTGAATACACTTGACTGGGAACACGCCCTAGTCGTGGCATAAGGAGAAAAGATGAGCAATCCGACAACACCATTCAGCTGGCAAATGCCGACGGCCACTGATTTGGTCACAGATTTGCCGGCAGACTTTGAAGTCTTTGGGCAAGCTGTTGCAACATCAATGGCTGATTTACTTGGCGGCACATCTGGTCAGATTCTGGCAAAGAATTCAAATACCGACATGGACTTTGTTTGGGTCACAAACGACGTTGGTGACATAACTGCCGTCACTGCTGGCACTGGAATCTCTGGCGGAGGCACTTCTGGAGCCGTGACAATTACAAACTCAATGGCCACAGAAATCACAGCTAAAGGAGATTTAATCGCGGGAACAGGTTCTGCAACTTTCGATAATATTCCAGTAGGCAACAACGGTGAGACACTCGTAGCAGATAGTTCCACTTCAACAGGCTTAAAGTGGGCTGCACCTGCAACAGGTATGTCAAACCCAATGACAAACACGGGTGACACAATTTATTCATCAAGTGGTTCAACTCCCGCACGATTGGGCATTGGCTCAACTGGTCAGGTTCTGACAGTAGCTTCTGGCGTTCCAAGTTGGGCTACACCAGCTGGCGGCGGCGGAAAAGTTTTGCAGGTTATAAATGCTACGACTAGCACAAATGTGACCAGCGCATCAAGTGTTTATGCCAACACAGGATTAACCGCAACAATTACGCCAACACTTAACACAAGCAAAATTCTAGTTTTGGTCAATCAGGCTGGTTGCGGCAAGCAATCAAGCGATACAGCATTGCAATTACAATTGTTGCGCGGTGCAACCGTTTTGGCCAAAATTGAAGGAATTGGCGGATACACGGGTACTGCCGCACAAAATTTTATTGGTTCGGTTTCAAGTTCTTATTTAGACGCACCAGCAACAACATCGGCAACAACGTACAAAACACAAATGGCTTCATTTGGTGGAACTGGTGACAGTTGCACACAGCAGCAAAGTTCAGTTTCAACAATTACACTTTTAGAAATAGGAGCCTAAAATGGCAACAGGCGGCGAAATTTTAAGAATGTTATGCCCTTCAGGTGGCTGGGTCGTTTATGGTGATGATTTTGATTCAATCATTTGGGACGATCAAGCAAAATGCACAAAGGCACAATTTACGGCAGGATTTGCTCAATATGATGCTTGGAAAGCTGAACAAGATGCAAAGGCACAAACTGACAAAGTATCAGCGCAAGCAAAATTGGAAGCACTTGGTTTAACTGCTTATGATTTGAAAGCACTTGGGCTATAAGTGGAAGAATCCACACCAATGGTGACGGATGATCCAAAGCCATAACGGATGGCCAGCATCGAAAGATGCAGCTGAAATCCATATCATCAGCGTTCCAATCGAGGGAACAAAGGTCAAGGTGCGATGTGCGAAAGCCGTTGCGCCATTGATTGCTGGATTCTGCAAAGAATTTCATGAGCTGATTGAACCCATTGATGAAGGTCAGCTTGATGATTGGGGTTATGCATTTCGCATGGTACGCGGCTCAACTGACAACTTGAGCAATCACAGCTCTGGCACTGCCATCGATCTAAACGCAACGCAGCATCCACTAGGCAAATCAGGCACATTCCCAGCTGAGAAGGTTCCAATGATTAGAGCTTTGGCTAAGAAATACGGCCTCAAATGGGGTGGAGATTATCGAAACCGAAAAGATGAGATGCACTTCGAAATCGAATTGAGTGAAGCGAAAGTCGCGGCACTCATCGGGAGCTTGAACAAAGGAGACAACTAATGGATCAAGCAAAAGCAATGCTGGCATCATGGGCAAGAAGCTCAATCGCCGGCGCGTTGGCCGTCTATATGACTGGAAATACCAATCCAAAGGATTTGGCCTTGGGCTTAGTGGCTGGACTTGTTCCGGTACTGGCTCGCTGGGCTAACCCAAATGATGTGGCATTCGGTAACAAGAAGTGACTCGAAAACTGCTCGCAGCAGTGTTGATTGGCTTAGGTTTATCAACGCTGTCTGCGTGTGGTTATCAAGGATGGACACGATATGAATGCCAAGAATTTGAGAACTGGGAAAAGCCGGAATGCCAAAAGCCGCAATGCATCCCATTGGGAAACTGCACTAGCGATGTCATTGGATCATTATCGCCATCGCCCACAACGTCGCCGTAGTCCAGAAGAAGTCCATGCCCAGCTTATTCTTATCATTGGCACAACTCTTGCGATGGTCTTTCTCATCGTCACAATTGGCATCACTTACGCATTGATTTTCGTAACTCAGCCAATTTCAGCTCAAGCTCCGAACGATGCAGCTTTTATTGATTTGCTTAAGACGTTAGCCATCTTTTTAACTGGTTCGTTGGGTGGTGTCTTGGCCGGAAACGGACTTAAGAGCAAGCCAAAAGCCATCAACGACACGCCACAATCCACGCGGGAATCTTGAATTTGTCAGATAAGCGTGTCACTCTCTATTTCGGGAGCTGAACAGCTCTCAGAATCGGGAGCAAGAAATGACAACAAGTGAAATCGGGCTATTTGTCCTTATGTCAATAGCGTGCATTTTGTGGGCAATTTGCAGCTATGCAGTCGGATACAAAGAAGGCCACAAAGATGGCTACCAGCGCGGCAAGGCCGTCGGCCGTCACGCATCATCTCAGGCGGTGCGCTAATGGGGTTCCTAGACGGCTATGAGGCCGCACGTGCCAGAACAGATCGTTGGATTCTCACACATCCGACCGGGCGAATTGAAACAGAAATCATGGAATTCAACGCCGAAAAGGGTTACGTTCTAGTCAAGGCATCTGGCTATCGCAATGCAGACGACATCTATCCAGCCGGCGTTGATTTCGCTTATGGTTATCAAGGCGCATACGTGCAAAATATGAAACGCTGGTTTGTCGAAGATACAGTCACCAGCGCAATTCTTAGAGTTATGCAGCTAATTATGGGCGGTGCAGAGCGGACAACACGCGAGACGATGGAGCAGATTGAAGCTCTACCAGCCAAAGTTGCAAAAACTGATTTAGATTACGATTACTGGACGACCAAATTCGGTGAAGTGCCATCGTTTAAGACTCAAGAAGAAGTCGATGCAGCTGGCACACCAGATTCATTGCAACAGTGCAGGCATGGCAAACGGATATTTAGAGAAGGCACATCAAAGACTACGGGCAAAGCTTGGGCTAATTACAGTTGCATTGAAAAGAAGCCAGAGCAATGTGATCCAAATTGGCTAGTCATGAGCAGCGATGGCAAATGGAAACCCCAAGTATGAGCGGGCCAATAGAGATAATAAATCCAAGGACTATGAGCTGCACACTCATGGAAGATGGCGAAATCATTGCAACCTACAAAGTCGAGCAATGTGACAAATGCTCGAGGCTGGTTAAATTTGATGAATTTGGTTATCAAAAGGGATTTGGTAACGAAAAGATAATTTGGTTCTGTGCGGAGTGCCGATGATTATGGTGCGTCTATCGCGTGAAGATGAGATTGTGGCACACACTGCCGGATTAGCGAGAGAATCACGATACGGCTCAAATCCTAAGGGCATCAAAGAGCGTGGCAACTTTCACAATGCTGTTGTGATTCACTCAGAAGCTGTTGGAGCTGAAATGGCAGTGGCTAAATACTTTGGTGTTGCCGACTTTGTGCCGACAGTCAATACATTTAAGAATGAACCGGATGTCTATTGGAACGGCATTGCTATCGAGGTCAAACAAACACCACACAAACGCGGTCACTTAATCATTAGTGAAGATGATCGTGATACAGACATCGCTGTCTTAGTCGTAGGCGAATCACCGACCTATTACGTCATGGGCTGGATACCGGTGGGCGTTGCAAAGCGTCCAAGGTTCCAGTCAGCTCAAGGCGGTTATTGGGTCAGCCAAATCAATCTGCAACCCATTGAGACATTAAGGAAATCCATCCATGCCAATACTTGAATTTGATTGCTCAATATGTGCAAAGCTCTATGGCAAAGCAAAGCAACGTCATGGCATCCGTAAGACGGCAGAGCTAACGCTTCATGAATGGTTCAGTACGTGTCTGGGATGTGGAGCAATGGGTATCAAGCTGGTGGATGATAAGAAGGTTGAAGGTCTGAGCCTATGATTACAGTGTTAATGGGCGCACCAGCTGCGGGCAAATCGACGTGGCTTACAGCTAATAAGACCGGCTTTGAACACATCTACAACACTGAGGCAATTCGAAAGAATAAAGAGATCGATGTGACTGCTTATATGTCTTTCATCAGATTCAAAGCAATCAAAGCTGCCGAAGCTGGAAAAGACATCATCGCCGATGGCACTCACACATTCAAGGCACATCGTCAATTCTGGCTGATACTTGCAAATCGATTGAATCTTGAAACAAAGCTGGTGGCATTTGATACAGCTCTGCCGGTGTTACTGGCGGGTAACTCAATACGTCAGCATCCGGCGACGACCAAGATTCTCTATCAACACAATGCCCGCATGAAGATAGCGTTGAGAGCTATTGAACGCGAGCAATGGGGTTCGATTGAGGTGATACGTCGTGGCTATTAGTTATCCACAGAAGTTATCCACAGGTTTGCAAAGCCTGTGGGCGACACGCAGGTCACACGCTGAAGTTATCCACTTACTCGCTAGTAACTTGACTAAGGCAGTACGCTCCATACTCGCTGGCGAGCCGCTGATGCGGATAGCTCGCAGGCGAAGTCTGGTGCTATTGGCCGCGCTATGTCTTGTTGGGACAACACCAGCGGAAGCAGTGACAGACATAGATAATTTGAAGCTATATGCTCATTCAAGAATCATCAACTATAAGCAGTTTCAATGCTTTAATCAGTTGATTACTAAAGAATCTAATTGGCGTATTGATGCAATCAATGGATCGCATTACGGCTTAGGCCAGATGAGAAATCCTAAATACAGAGAGCTTGATGGTTATCGCCAAATTGATTGGACGCTTCGCTATATCAAGGCAAGATATTCTGGCTCTAGCTGCAATGCATACCGGCATTGGCAGAAGAAGGGATGGCACTGATGTCTAGGTCGTGGGCTAAGGGTTCAACTCGGCAATGGCGCATCATCAGAGAGCGCATATTGCTGCGAGATGGATGCTGTCAAATATGTGGCACAACAGAGGGCAAGATGCACATCGACCACATCATTCCAAAGAGGCTTAACGGCGGTGATG